GTCGAGGATCTCGCCGTAGTTGCTCATTCTTTTTTGCCGGTGGGGCGCGGCTTGGCCTGCGCCTTGAGATAGGTCTCGACGATGGACTGCTCGGTGACCGGCAGCCCGCGCGCCTTGCGTTCGCGGATGATCTCGGCTCGGTCAGGTGCCGGCACAGAGGAGACCCGCACCGCCTTGCCGCCCACGTTCACGTAGGCGTTGGCGATCTCGTCGGGCTTGAGCAGCGCCACCGGCTTCTCGGGGTCGCGGCCCCACTTGTCGACGTAGACCTTGTCGAGCGCGACCTGGTCGACGATCACCTGCTTCTCGGTGGCGGTAAGGTCCTTGCCGCCGCGGGCCATCGACTCCGCACGCACGCGGCGATCGACCTCAGCGGTGAACACGCCCGCCTCCTCGGCGTTCTTCTTCTTGTCCAGGCCCAGCCCGGTCAACGCGGCGTCGACGCGCTGGGTGTCGGTGAGCATGCTGTCCTGCTTGGCCCCACCCTTCGCCTGCGACTGCATGTCGATCAGCTTTTCCATCTCGCCGCCGGCCAGCTTCGTGCCGTAGGCGGCCATGTTGACCTTCTCGCCGTTGACGATGCGGTCGCGCACCTCCTGGTACACCCCCCAGTCGGTCTTGACCGGCGTGCCGGCGGCCAACTGCTTGGCGCGCGCGACCAGGTGCTCCTGCAGTTGCACGCGCTCCCTGCCGTTCATCTGCGCGAGCACGCGCTCGGGCACCTGCTGGCCCTTGCCGACCATCTGCCAGGCGGCGTCTGAGGCGGCGGCCTCGCGCTCACGACCGGCGGCCTGCACGAGGGCGTTCGTGTTGTTGACCGCCAGGCGCGCCTTCTCCTGCCGGCCGGGGTCCTCGATCTTGGCCACGTCCTGCAGCTGCTCCGACAGTGGCTTGCCCGCGCGCTCGGCGGCAAACTGCTTGGCGAACTGGTTGTCGACCTCGGCCTTGAGCACTTGCTCGACGCGCGGCTGCACGGTGCCCGGGATCTCGCCCTTGTTGGCCTCGAAGTAGGCACGCGCCGCGGTGGGGTCGGGCGCGCGCTTGTCGGTGCCCTCGGTCAGGGCGGTGATGAAGGTCAGGTGCATCTGGCCCAGCACGCGCTGGCGCTCGGCCTCGACCTCGGGCGTTGTCATCCCCTTGCGCGCGCCGTACTCGCTCACGCGCTTGATGACCTGGGCGCGCATGCCGACGGCGTCGCCGGTGTCAACGGCCCAGTCGGTGTCGGTCTGGTTGGCCGCGCCGTACTGTGCGTCGGCCGCGCGCTCCTTCTCGGCGCCCACGTGACTGACCACCGAGCCGATCGCCTGCGCGCGCTTGCGCGCGAGGGTCTGGCCCACCGCGGCGCGCGCCATCGGGCTCGTGTCCTTGGCGTAGACCTCGGGTGCGTCGGCCCACCACTTCTCGGCCTCGGCCGCGTACTGGTCGACGTTCTGGCCCTGGTACTTGCGCCGGTTCTCGGCGTCCCACTTCAGCCAGTTGGAGGTGACCTCGCTGTCGATCCGGTTGGCCTCGGTCTCGGCCTCGCGGCGGACGTGGGCGTTTGCGACATCGGCCACCTGGCCCAGACCGGCGCCGATCGCCTTCAGCCCACTGCTGACGTCGACCTCGCGTTGCTGGACGGGCTGCAGCGCGTTGCTGCGGACCTGGGTGCCACCGTAGACCGGGATCTGGGCCATCAGGTCCTCCCGTAGCCAACGGTGCCCGGGGTGTACCACTTGCTCGCGACCTGCGCCGTCGTGCCCAGCAGGGTGCCGAACGCGGCCATGTCGCCCTGCGTAGCGGACGCGTCACCCTGAGCGCGCGCGTTGGCGCCGCCGGCGCGTGCCGACCATGCGTCTCGCGCGGCGTTGCTGCGGGTGGTCGCGACATCGGTCGCGCCGAAGAAGTCGGTCTGGTCCTGCAACTCAGCTGCGGTGCCCACGCCCAGGTCCAGGCCCTTGGCGGCCATGCTCGCGCGCTGCGAGCCCTTGACCATGCTCGCGCGCTGGCGGACCTTGACCGAGTCCTCCTCGCCACGGCGCAATGAGTCCTGGGCCGCGTACTCGGACATGACCTGGTTGTTGCGCCCGACCTGCTTGGCCATTTGGCCCTGGTCGTAGGCGCCCTTGGCGGCCATCGCGCCACTGAGCACCGACGCTGTCACGCCGATCGTTACGGGGTCACACATGGCGCATCTCGAATAAGTGGAACATCTCGCCCTCGGGGCCATGGGGTTGCGGATCGCGCAACGTGAACCCGACCCGGGTCAGCCAACGCACCGCGACCGTGTTGCGGGCGTGGACGAGGTTTACCAAGTGCGGGAAGGTCCGCAGCATGTGGTGAATGTACGGGCCAGCGTGACGGGCAAGGGCACCCCGATTGCGCGGCACGAGCTCGGTGCCCAGCATCCATGGCACACCGCGGGGGTCCATCAGCGTGAGCAGTGGCGCCACGCCGAAGATGGCCGCCACCTCGCCGTCGACGGTCGCGGTGCGTGACCACACCGAGCGCGCAACGCCCGAGCGCAGGACCTGTGTCAGGTCGTGGTGCCCGCAGGCGTGCATCTCGGCCACGTCCTGGTCGCGCATGTGCGCGGCCAGGTGCTCGATGTCGTCGCTCGTGACCCCCCGAAACTCAACCGCCTTGCGCGACATCGGGCACGATCGAGAGCACGGTCAGCGGCAGGGGCTGGTCCTGGCGCACGCAGATCTGGCCGTCGCTGTTCCAGCTGGGCCCGATCGAGAACCGCAGTTCACCGGTGCGCAGCGCGGGCGGTGAGCCGTAGGGGTCCCCCACGTCGCGTGCGGGGTACTCGGTCAGCTTGCTGAACGTGGGCCCGGCCTTGACCAGGCTCGACTTGGTCACGCGCATGCGCACGCCGTTGACGTTCTTGGTCGAGCCCTGACCCAGCGCCTCGCGACCCTCGAGCGAGATCGGCAGCGTGGTGATGTCACTGGTGTAGGGCAGCCCCACGTGCACGACGCTGGCCGGCGCCTCGAGCGTGACACTGCCGCCGGTGACGACCCGGGTCGGGTGCACCGCGCCGTCGGCCAGGATCTGCACGGTGCGACCCTCGAGGTGGTAGAGCCCCGTGAGCGTGGCCGTTGGGGCGCCGTCGTAGGTGAGGCCTGAGTCGACGAAGAATGCGTCCACCTGGTCGGTGAAGATGGCCGAGCGCAGGCGTTCGATGTAGCGCACGCTGCGCGCGTTCACCGTGCGCCGCACCACCGCGTAGAGCACGTCCTCGAGACCCTCGCTGACCACGGCCACCGACTCGAACACACCGTCGGTGGTGTGCTGGTGCCAGCCGTAGACCTGCTGTTCGGGCACGTAGGTGAGACCCAGCAGGACGCCGTCACTGCGCACGCACCACAGCGTGGGGACCGGGGCCCGGGTGTAGGCCAGGTCGCCGATGGTGTAGCCGTTGAACAGGTGCGGGGCCATGATCGAGATGTCGATCGAGGCGTAGGCGTTGCTCTGCCAGTTGTAGGCCATCTCGCGCACGCGCGAGCCCTGGCTCTGCACGTAGAGGATCGAGCCACTGGTGAGCGCGGGCTGCGCCTGGTTGGCGCCGCTGTAGCCCTGGGGCTTGATGCTCAGGCTGGTGGGCGTGATGCTGGGCGCGTTGTCGGCGTAGAGGCGGAACTCCCCGCCCACCGTGAGCGCGATCATGTCCGACAGCGGCAGCAGGTGGCGGATCGCGTTCTGCTGCTGGCTCGCGATGCGAAACTGCAGGCCGTCGTCGTCTTGGCTGGGGATGCTCGATGTCAGGTTGGACTGGGTCGCGTTGCGCGTGGCCCAGACCGTCTGGGGCTCGCTGTTGGTGCCCGCGAACCAGCGCCGCTGCTCGTGGTAGGTGACCGCGCTGGGGTAGTCGCCGGCGCCGGTGTTGAGCTCGTAGACGTCCTCGGGCGGCGTCTTCGAAGTGTCGGCCAGCACGTTGTCGTCGACGATGGTGAGCGCGGCCGTCTGCCCGATGTAGCCGAAGCTGCCGCCGCGCTGCTTGTAGACGTTGTAGCGGGTTGCGCCGGCGAGCGCCGACCAGGACACCGTGTTGTAGTTGCCGGCCAGGGTTAGGTTGTTGCTGGCCGTGACCACGGCCGAGGGGAGGGTCTCGGTGACCCCGTCCGACTGGATCGCGGTCACCGCGTAGTTCTGCGGCGAGAGGTTGGTCGCGGTGGGCACGGTGGCCACCACGCCCACACCGGTGGGCACCGTCGCGCTGGGTGCGAAGTCGATCGCGGTCAGGGTCCAGCTGGCCGCGCCCAGGCGGCGCAGTTCGCTCGCCGGGTAGGTTGGGTGCACCAGGGTCAGGACGTCGCTGTCCTGGGCGTAGTGGATGTTGGCGAGGTCGGTGTCGGCGTAGGTGGTGGTCACCGTGTAGACGCGCGCCGCGGTGGTCCCGACCGCGGCCGTGGCCGTGCCCCAGCGGTCGGCGGTCGTGAAGGTGTCAGCACCGGTGCTCGTGATGCGGTGCGTGCGGCCGCCGATGTAGACGTCGTCGCCTGTCGACCATGCGTGGCCGGTCACCGTGACGATGGGGCCCACGATGCTGACCACCACCTTGTTGGCCTCGAGCAGGGCCGCGTTGTCCAGGTGCATGCGCACGTAGTTGTGGCCGAACTCGAGGATCGCGGTCTGGGTCGCGCTGAAGGCGAAGGGGATGATGCGCACCGCGCGCGTGCTGTCGCGCACCTCGGCGCTGAACGCGAACCCGGTGCGGCGCTCGGCGGGCCCGTGCGGCTGGGTGCGGAAGTTCAGGCACTTGGCCAGGCCGGTCTGAAACTTGGCCAGGTCCAGGCGCCCGTAGAGCTCAGGGGTGATCTCACCGCCGGCGAAGCTGCGCAGCAGTGCCTTCATACCCGCGCCTTGATCTGGCCCGGCACCGGCTCGATCTGCTCGGTGCTCGCGTTGGCGTCAGAGGCGGCCGCCTTGGCCAGGAGCCCAAACCCCTGCTCGCGCAGGGTGGCGCCGGTGCGCGCGCCCTCCATCCCCTTGATGATGGGCCCGGCCAGGTAGCCGGCCAGGAGGTAGCCCAGCGCGCTGCCGAACAGCGGCGAGAACTTGGTGGTGTCGGTGATGTCGCGCTGATAGATCAGCACGGCCTCGGGCTCGTGCGTGAGCAGGACGCCGCTCTCGATGTCGAACGGCACGCCGGTGTGCTCGTCGATCGAGGCGAGCGCGGAGCGCCCGCTGGCGTCGTAGTCCCACGACAAGAGGTAGGCGTCGAAGTCGGTCAGCGAGAGCACGCGCAGCGGCTTCACGCAGTCGCTCGGCATCGCGTAGGCGTGGGTCCAGATGGTGCTGGGGTTGGTGACCTCGGCCAGCGTGGCGCGGGTCTTCGTGAACGACCAGGGGTGCGACTCGATGAGCTCGCGCCTGGCGATCGGGTAGAAGCGTGCGCAGTGACCCGCCTCGACACTGCCGTCGGGCGGCGAGATGGAGACGACGACCGCGTCGGCGCCGATGTGGCTCAGGGCCACGTTGCAGTGATCGGTGACGCTCGGCATCAGGTGCTCCTGTAAAAAGGGCCGCGCGTGGCGGCCCTTTCAGGTGGGTGGGTGGCGCCCTTCAGGCGATCTCGTCTGCCGTTGGGGGCTTGACCGATGCACGGCGCTTGCGCTCGACGCCGGCGGCAGCCGCCAGGGTGTCGGGCTCAGGCGCTGCGGGCGCGGTGGCGGCGACCGGTGCGGGGCTTTTGGCCCCCACCAGGTCGAACCACTTGGCCTGGGTCAGCCCCTCGAAGACGGTGAACCGCTCGCCCGGTAGGACGGTGCGGTGGCGACCATCGCCCGTGGGGTAGTGCCCCTTGGCCGATGCCACCGCCTCACCGACGGGCTTGAAGTGCGCGCCCATCGATCAGCCTCAGATCACCACGAAGTTGGTGAGGTACGGACGGTACACGCCGGCCGCGTCTTCGGTCAGGAAGCCGTCGAAGGCGCCTGCCGTCAGGGGGCCGTTGGCCACGGTGTAGCGCAGGCCCAGGTAGCGCTTGTACAGGCCGTGCGGCAGGCGCACGGTGATCAAGCGGGTGCCGGCAGTGGCGAACGTAGCGAAGGCCATCGCGCCGGTGCTGAAGTGCACGACCGGGCCCGAGGTCAGCGCCGCGTCAGCGGCCGACTCCAAGGTGATGGTCAGCGTGGCGTCGCTCGAGACGTCGGTGCAGAGCACCGAGGTCTGCACCACCAGGTAGAGGTCGGCCGCCTGGCCGAGATCCACCGCGGTGTTGCCGCCGATGCCGGTGCTGCCGGCGCCGGCCGCGATCGACAGCGTGTCGTACACGTTGGCGCTGATCGCGGTGGCAGTGACGGCCTGGGAGTCCGAGAACTCGAGATTGGTGTCGATGTACATGATGGTGTCCTTTCGATGTCTGGGTCAGGCCGCGGTCAGGTCAGCTGCGCCTCGGTGTTGTCGATGCGATCCACGGTGCGGATCGGCACGCCCAGGAAGCGCAGGCCACCGGACTCGAGGCCGCCCGGGGTGATCGCGCCAAACTCCTGCGCGGCCGCCTGCATCGACAGCACGTTCTGGTTCTTCTCCAGAGCCATGATGCCCAGCATCTCCTTGACCGAGCGGTTGGCGTAGAACACCGCGTTGCCCATGCCGCGGTGCGGGATGCGGGCCAGGGCCTTCATCATCAGCTTGGGCAGGAAAGTGGCGGCGGTGGTCGCCTGGGTGCCACTGAGCGCGGCCATGTCGACGGTGTCGATGTTGCCGATGCGCACGATGTAGCGCCAGTCACGCACGTGCATGCCGCACTTCCACTGCCACAGATCGGCCAGCGCGCGGTAGCGGTTCTGGTTGGCGTCGAAGGCGTCGATCTCGCCCAGGTCGCGGTGCACCAGGCCAGCCTGCGAACCCTTCGGGTAGATGCCGTGGACGGTGTTCTTGCCCCACACCACCAGCCACATCGAGGTCTGGTCGCTGCCCGTGCCGCCACCGGAGATGACGTTCTGAGCGCCGACGGTGCCGGTCAGGGTGTTGTAGCGCTGGGCCAGGCCGTTGAAGCGCTCGGGGTGCAGCGAGGCGTCGCCGTAGATGATGGTCTCGGCCATCGTCTGGTTCATGCCTTCCAGGTGGGCCTGGGCCTCCGACAGGCGGAACTCGCTGGTGTTGCCGTTCAGGGAGACGACGTCGACGTCGACCTCGCTGCGGTCTTCCAGCATGCCGCAGGAGTCCTCGACCGTCGCACGCAGCGACTTGGTCGGGGGCACGCCCTGGTACAGCTTGCGCCAGATCGGCTCAGGCAGACCGGTGCGGATCGCGCCCTTGTGGCCGGTGGGCAGGTTGCCCTCGTACCAAGGCATGTCCAGGAGGATCTCGTTCGACTGCGACAGCAGTTCGGCGACGGCGGCGATTTTGCCGGTGGGGTCGGTCGCGCGAGCGACGTCGAGCAGGGTGACTGCGCCGGCTTTGACAGATTGGGTTGCCATGGTGTGGGTGTCCAGTTACTTGGTGGGGGTGTTGCCGTAGAGGATGCTGGCGTGGTCGCGCGGTTG